CCTCATCGGCAAGGTTGGGGGAAGCCGAGGCCCGGACAACGGTAGACGAGGCGGACACTGCCGTATAGGCGCCACCGTTGCGCGAGTAACGAAGGACGCCTACGAAGTTGGCTGAAGTCCCACCCGCAGTCTCATCAACCGTCAGGCGTATGCGAATGTTAACATCGCGGCCGGTGAGGACGTCTACTAATATGTTAGTATCTTCGGCCGCCTTGAAAGTGGCAGTGGTCTCGTTACCGTCGTCGTTACGGAACCGAGCGTGCGCCTGGGTAAAGGCAGCAGTAGTGCCGCCTCCCAAGGCCGGAATACGGGCATGGATCGGGTGGTACCACCAGTCACCTACACGAAGCCACAAGCCGTCGTGCCGGATCAGGGCTTTAGCTATACCCCACGCTTTTCGCAACTTTCCCATGCCACCTTTGGAATAAGGTCGGTATCAGTAACGGCGCGATTTAGAATCTTCTCGAACTCCAACCGGTTAATAGCCCGGCCAAACTTTACCACCTTGTAGCCTGGTTGCACCAGGTAATCAAATAGCCCGAACAGGTCCCCCCCAAACCACTCATCGTTGCAATACCAATAGAAGTCGTAACGGCTGACCGTCTTGCGGCCAATGGCGATATCCGCCTCCTGTGCTATCGCCTGAACGTTCAGGGTTGGAGCAGTAGAAGCATCATTATTACCCGCACCGCCATATTCCGCCCCATCCCCGTAGTAGATCTTCCACCTCACTAGTTGCCGACTGCCGCCAGAGCCCCGACCGGGATACCGATGATCGTCGGCCCGTGAGTCACCACCGGAGGAAGCCCGATAGGCATCGGACCTACCTGAAGGAGAACCCCGGCAGGTAGGAGCCACGACTGGCCACGCTGCACCTGAACGGGCTCCACACCACGACGGGCCTCAACGTTAACGTCGGCCCAGTGAATAGACAGGACTGAGGCTAGCCCGCCCTGGTCCACCAGGATAGGAACGGGATACTCGGCCCACATGGCGCCGTCTCCCCGGGCCAGGGCATCCACCTCCTGCCAGCCGAGTAGCTCTCCGGCGGCGTCGAGTAGACGGATTACGAACTTGGAACGCATCGGCCCTCCTCAGGGATCGACTTTGAAATAGGGTGAAGGAAGCTTCCCGCCCGGTTGAACTGCGCCGTCCTTACCGGCGAACTCTAGCGGTTTGATTGTCGGGGTGCGGCAATCGTCCTTCTTGGCGTAGTAAGTGACCGCCCGTAGAAGCGACTGCAGGGTCGTCTCATGCTCCTTAATGATGAATTGGACACCATCCTCGATATTGCGGCGGACAACCTTCTTGCCCTCCGCAATATCGAGTACCACTCGGACCGTCGCGTCCAGTGAGGGAAACGACGTGAGGTAGTGGACCTTATCATCGCCGGGTCCGGCTCTCCACAGGTACCACACACGATCCCCCTTATGCCATCGTGAAGACGCCCGCCGAGTTGATATTGATCGTGAGCGTGTTGCCCTGCTGAAGCGTGAACTGAGTAGAAGTCAGCGACGCCATACAGAGCAGGTGGCGGTTGGCCGAGGCGGCAGCGGACAGGTAGATGACCGCGAACTTGATGTTCGGGATCGTCCCGCCGGTAGCCGTCCAGATTGGGTCATCGACGTCGAACTTGTACTGCTTCGCCGATGCTCCGACCGTCCAAATCTCGAGGGTAAGCGCCTTACCGGACGAGCTGTACCCGTTGGCCTCGGTGACCTCGTTGTTCAGCGAGTTGTAGATCCCCAGCGTCAGGGTAGCCGCGTTGGACGCCGAGGTGTGGAGCGTCATACGGAAGGCCGTTGACGCCAGGTTCAGAGTGGTATTCCCGATCTTCTTCTTGGAAAGGTTGTAAACCTTCCACGCCTGTGCAGCCATGCGTTACTCCTTCAGTGCTGGTTCTTCGATTGCCGATTCTGGCCGACCGATTATCGAATCGGCTGCCTCTTCTCTCAGCGTGGCCTCAGCGCCTGACTTGATCAGGTACGCAATCAGCCCGTCTCCGTGCGCTGCGATCTTGTAGTGCTGCCCGTTGATCCTGATGATCTGAACGAAGTCCTCCGCCTGCTTGATATGCCAGGGGGAGCACCAGAACGTTTTCTCCAGCTCCGCGTGGTCGCCCTCGGGGACGGCCGTAACCCGGGTCCGGCGGTCGCGGTTGTTCTCCGGCTGACTGTATGCGTGGTGCTCACCGGCCGGTCCCCAGCAGGAGTCCACCCCGAACAGGTCGAACCTTAGGAAGCCGAGCGTCCGTAGGAGCGAGATCGCGCGAGTGGTAACGGTGGTGCCGCCCGAGCAGCCCCACCACTGCTTGTTGTAGTAGGAGTCTAGATATTCCTTGATCGGGTCTCCGGACTTACCTGCCGACGCGTGGAAGATCCAGACGTTCGGTCTTCCTGCCACCTTTGCCCAGGTATCCGGGTGGCACTGGGAGGCCAGGACATAGCGGCAGCCGGGAACGGCAGGCTCGACGAACCGCGAGTTATGAGCGCGGGCATCCATCACGATCTGGCAGTTCGGCTTCAGGTTATGCTCGATGGCCCAGTGGTAGGAGCCGTTCATCGTCACCAGCATCGCGCCGCCTTCCCACAGCAGGTCGCGCATCTCGTGGAAGGTAGGTTCCAGAGAAGGACCGCCGCCAAGCAGGATGATGCGGTCCGACTTGGCCGGGTCGGGACGAATCTGGGGATAACCCAGGCGGACCGAGGAACGGATGTTGGAGAGCAGCTCCGCCTCCTCGGTATTGATTTTCCCGTGAATCTGCTCCAGGCCCGCGATGACCTTGAGTGCCGCCTCGTCTACTACCGCGCCTTCGTTCAGCATCGGGGCTCCAGCAGGTAAAGTCCGGTATTGAGAAGATCCCGCGCCTCCACTACTCGTCCGATGGAGTCGAGGGCATCACGCCACCATACGAAGCTTTCAACCGTCTGGTGCAGCGGCTTCCCGACCCACATACCCATCACGTCGCGGGTGAGGGAGATGGAGAGGAATACGCCGAGACGGGAAGCCTCGAGCAGACGGGAGACCACCAGCATCGTGTATTCCTTGGGGATGTGCTCCAGGACGTCGCAGCAGTACACAAAATCGTAGCTGCGGGGCAACCGTTGCCATAGAACTGCTTCGTAAAACGGGAACTGGCGAGCCTCGGGAAGAAGCCCGAACGGAGTAATGTCACACATACTGACATCGACAAACCCTTCCTCCTTCAGGGCCAAGGCTCCTCTACCGGTCCCGCAGCCAGCATCAAGGATGGAGGCATTGAATAGTGAGCACGATCCACTTACCGCCATCTCGACGAATAGCGGCGCGAAGTCGTTGCCCGGCGAATACTCCGCGTAGTGGGTGATGGTGTCGAACACGTCCTCGTAAAGAACGCGCTCGCGGGCAGCAACAGGAGACTCGGTACTCATCGGCTCTACGCTCCTCGGATGATGATCTTGCCGTCTGTGCGCGGATCAACAGCGGTCTCCGGAAAAAACACTAGATTGGACTCTGCTACCACCGACGCGCTGGTGGTATAGGGGCCTTTCTCCAGCGTACCCGTCTCAATCTTACGTTCAATACACACCCCTACGCCGGTTGTGTTGTTGTCAGTAGCCCACCCGCCTCCAACCGTAACGTCGGTATTAGTTCCCAGGCTAGCCAGGCCGAGGTATAATCCCGTGCCAGTCAGACCGGTTGTCGCGCACACATGTGTAGTGTTTGTTGCCTCATCAATCGAATCGGCTAGAACCGAGGCGGATATGTCCAGCCCCGTCACTACCAACCATGTCGCATAATACGAGGCGCTACCTGTAAGAGTAAGATTGGCCGTCAACGTGCCTGCCGCAGACCCACGGAAGGCAAATACGTCAATAGCCTCCCCGCCAGCCTGAACGTAAGCACGGACGTGCGCCCACGCCCCGTTTAAAGTATCACTGGCCGCGAACGTCCCTATACCAGACGTGGCTACGAGCCCGATGATAAGCGTCGCCCCGACTGGTATAGAATTGCCCCCGAACGAAGTGGCATCGCTCAGGTCGGTGCGGGCATTAGTGACGTCGGTAAATAGAATAGCGGCAGCCGCACGACGTACCGGGACGATGATGTCGTGCCGAGGTACTATTATGCCGCTCCGTCTACGTTCCCACCTATTTATTAGTGCATCCGAGGGAATCGGCCGGTATCCGATGGATGGAAGAACCAGACCTGTATATTCCGACATTACTGTACCTCCGCCGTATAGCCTGCGATCCATTCTTCGCCGACTGTGTAGCCGGACGCCCCGATGCTGGAGGCGTTGGCAGGCACTGTCAGACCGCGCGGGTTATTAGCAAGAGCGGGCCATCCTCCTACATCCGAGGGGTTAGTAATAATGAACCCGGTGCCATTGATGGCGTCAGACATTATCCGGTTGTCCACGGCGTCGCGGTCCAGCGGACGTGCACCCCAGTTCACCATGTCCGCCTGGACTGCTGATGAAGCGATCGGGGTGTAACCCGGAACCGTGATAGGCGGCGACCCTACACGCGGATCGATACCATCGTTGTTGACGACCTCGAAGTCGGCTAGATTTGCGCCAATCTTCAGCGTATCGGCGATGTAGACCTGCGAGCCTGCCTGTAAGTACCGGCAATAGACGAGTGTGGTCGAGGCCGGAGTACTGGGACCACGTTTGTATACGTTACCAACTAGACTCCCGATGATGGGACCGAAGCTATCAGGGTCATCATAAAACGTGCAGATTTCCCCCCAATTATAAATGAAATTGTTGGCGACATAGCTGCTGGAACCACCATACAGTGAGGGGTTACGGTTGTAGCCGTGCGCGATCAGGCACCGTATGATCGAGCACTTCTTACGCTGGTTGGATACTAATGCGTTCGCCCACGCATTGACAACCTCGAAACTTCCGTGGTTGGCCAGGGGCTCACTAATGATCGACCGCTGGATATCAGCATTGGAATCACCAGTGTAGCTCTGGGCCATTGACCAGTTCTCATCTGCAGACCAGCTCAGCGAACAGTGGTCCACCGATAAATTGAAGGTATTGGACCCGTATAGAGTGATACAATCTTCGTTGTCCACGAATCCCGAACGGAACCGTATGTGACGAATAAGAGTGTCGTGTGCGTTATTGTACAGGTAGACCGGTTGACCCTTGATGGTGATGCCCGGCGAGAGTGCCGTCTGCCCGACGATATAGAGATAGGGCTCGGTAATGAAGATTGCCGTAAGCAGCGTGATTGTACCTGAGACCTCAAAGATGACGACGCGCGGCCCGGTTGCGGTGACAGCGGCACGGAACGACCCGGCCCCGCTATCAGCCAGATTGGTGACCTTAATGTAGGTAGGGTTATTGGTCGTGGTGAAGGCATGCCGTCCTGCTCTATTGAACCCCAGTGCACCAGGGAACGCCAACACGCCCTCGTTGCTACCTATCGATAACCCCGCAGCCTGCCCCGATATAGATATTGCCCCAGCAGGGATTACCCTGTAGTTGCCTAGAGCCCTAACAGGAATCCGGCCAGACAGAGACAGCGACCCGGCCGGAACCTGGACCAGGGTCGACCCCGGGGTGGTCCCGTTATCCGGGTCGAGGACGTTACGGATAGTTACGCGGCCAGGCATGGCGGTTAGCCCAACCCTTCCCACGGGCACGGGAATGGAATAATTGCCACGGCGCTTCTTTTTCCTTCTATCGGGGTCCACACTCAACAGCTCTCCCTTCCGTCTACTGACCGGCACTTGGTTGCTGTCCGTGCCCGGACGGAATGTAGTTGCGCATGTTCATATAGCTAGCGAGTCCTGCTTCGTACGCCTGGTAAAGCTTCCACGTGGCGACGGCGAGATCGGTCTCGGCGTCCTGGGATAGCAGGTCGGCCACCGCGTACTCGACCAGACCGTAGTGGAAGGTGCGGTGGAACCCGGGCTCGTCCGACTCGTCGGCCATGTGGCGGGGCAGAGCGCGGTAGTACTGCTTGACGGAACCACCCTCGGTCCCCTTCCACGGCCACAGCCCCAGCCACCACAGGCCACGCACCATGAAGTGGTCAGGCTCACTAACCGCCTCCTCCCAGCGGCGGTCGTTCCGGTCCAGGTCATGAGGAGAACGAGCCACAAGCCAACGGTTAGTCGTCTCGTTGAACACCGGACCGGCGACCAGGAAGTCGGTACGAATTATGGTACGCAGGTCGTAGTAGGGACGGGACAGGAGGATATCGATCGTCTGGTAGCGCTCGTGCCACTCGCAGGCATCAGCAAACTCATCCTCGCCCTCGTGGATGGCAGCATCAACCTCGTCGTCAGTCCAGAAAGTCCCAGGTGAGACCTCCTGAACCCGACGCCGAACCTCGTCCCTAATCTCCTGAAAAGTCATCTTACTGGTTGGCCGCGTCGAAGTCGTCCAGGGCAAAGACCTCGGACGGGCGCCGAGTAACGTACTCGATTCCCACGATCTGGCCTAGCCCGGTAACGGTCGGCTGGTTGATCTTGTCGTCCGGACCATAACGAGGAACCGGTAGAGGCTCGAGATAGCGGTCCGGTGAGCCATCGTACTCGACGTAGCAGTAATGCATCATCTGGTAGACGGGACGGCCGCGATCATCCTTGAATAGTTCCTTGAAGATCCGCGTTTCCCTACGCGATGCTGGATCGAAGTTGGCCATTTACGGCCTCCCTTTCCTTGGCCTGGGTCTCGGCCCAGACGCGCTTAAATTCTCCGATGTTGACCGGGACCGGATCGGCCAGATGGCCGCAAATGACCCCGGTATGAACGAATAGCTTAAATCCCGCATTGGCCGCCTTGAGGCAGAAATCGAAGTCCTCGCTGAACTTCTCGTACTTGAACCAGGGAGGCTCGATCTTACGCAGCATGGCGGTCGAGGTGATGAGACAGCCGAACCCGCAGCCGTCGATAGGAGCGACAACGTTATCTGGCCAGTCCACGAACCACGCGAAGGTCTCCTTCTCCGGCTGGAAGTGAGCGATCAGCGGGAAGTGAGGCGGATGCCGCTGAAAGTAGATGCCGGTAACGAAGTCGTGACCGGGGCGGAGCAGCTCGGTGAAGGCAAACGGTGGAAGCACCACGTCAGAGTCGCACCAGCACACGTAGTCGGCTTCGGTGGACAGGGCCTGCTTGACTACCTCGTTGCGGGCCACCGTCCAGGCAAGCCGGTCCGGGGAGCAATCGCCTATCCAGCGGAACCCGTGCTCGGCCGCATGCATTATTGTGGTCCGCTGGGTCTTCACTGCAGCCGGGTCGAGTGGGCCGTAGGAGGGACAGGCAAAGATAAGGTTCTTCGGATAGCACGGACCTACAACCTCTGGCCGGAGGGTGCTCATGCGCGCCCCCGCAGCCGTAGGTAGGCGAACTTGAGCACACGGGAATTGAACCAGTGGTACCAGCGGATGTTGATCGGGCTGAACTTGAGGCCGCCGCAGGGGCATACGGAGCCGGTGCGAATGCCAGCCTTCATTTCGGGACCGGTAATAACCCGGCCGCAACCGCTACGTCCGATACAGCGGTAGAAATCGTACTCGTCACCCTGGATTTGAGGGGCAATGGGGCGGTCATCGGCCAGTGGAGCGGCTTCCCTAAGCGGATCATCCGACCACCCGCTGCCGACTATCCCCTTGGAGCGCATCAGTTCGATATCAGCGGCTTCCATTATCCCTCCACCTTACGGAGAATGGCGACCACTTCGCGGATCGTGTTGCGGAGGAAGCGCTTGCCGAAGTTGAGCGCCACCTCAGCCGGTATCCCGTTTGCCTTTAGTTCGGCCGCAACGTCATCCTGAGGAACCAGCCGGACCTCGACGGCCTCGAAGATGAAGTCCACGTCGGACGGGTAATAGCCGTGGTGGCCGGGCGTCTCGTAGATGCGGCGGTCGAAGTAAATCCAGGATTGCTCGGTGAACGCGCGCACGTGGGTCGGGTCCTCCCAGGCATCGTCTGAGGAGGCGTGAGGAGCGACGATTAAAAGGTGACCGCCCGGGCGGAGGATGCGGTGGCACTCACGCATCAGCGGGATAAGATTGCGGATATGCTCCAAGACATGGGAGGCAAGAATGCAGTCAAACTCCTGATACCCCCCAATCCAGTTATCTGGCCAATCAGGTTGAACCTCGTAATCTAGGTTTGTTACTCGGTCAACGCCTGGTCCCGCCACGCGGTCAAGGTTGATGAACCCCGCCTCCAGGTTACGGCCGCACCCGAGGTTAAGGTTCTTCTCACCCAGATACGGACCGAAGGTCTTATAGGTGTGCGGGTGGAAGTCCAGCCGCCGGTCCTTAGATACCGGTGCACGCAGCGCATAGGTCAACGTCACTTCTCCTTCCCTCCCAGTGGGCCTCGCGGACGAAGGTTGCGTCCGGGCCGTTGAAAACTTCGCGAATAGACTGGTGGTTCAAGTCTCCCAGGATCTTCTTTCCGTCCGCATCGAAGCAGCATAGTGACACCCGCCCATCCTGGAGTACCATGATCTGATTAAGAGCCCTATCACACGCGGATTTGAGTTGAACGCGCATCGGCCACATCGAGCCCGCCCAGTTTCCCTCCAGGTGACGGAAAGCGGCACCACCGTTATCGACTCCGTATTCACCCTTCCAGAACTGGACGAACTGGCCGACATCGCCGCCCTCCATCAGGTCCTTGGCGACGACGCACTTGACCACTATCTCCATCGTAGAGTTGGTAAGTTTCACCGCCTCCTGCGCGTACTGGATGTAGGAGACGACCTGATCGTAGTCGTCCAGCTTCATCACTGCCAAACGTTTTTCCGAGCTGACTGCATTCAGGGAGACGTATAGCATGGATAGCCCGGCGTCGATCAGCGAGTGTACCATCGGAGCGCGGAGGAACGAACCGTTGGTATACAGGTCGATGAAGGCGGCCGGGATCACGGAGCGGATGTAGCGGATGCGGTCGGCGATGAAGCGGTCGAGCAGCGGTTCCCCGAGGCCGGTGAGAGTAAACTTGTCAACGGCCGGGATGGTAGCAGCTTCGTCGATGATCTTCCTGAACAGCGACATAGACATCGTGCCCTTGGGACGGGTCATTGCGGGGTAAGGGCAGAACACACACGCGGCTTGGCACACGTTTGTGGTCTCTAATTGAAGTTGCATATATCTACCCGCCCCTCTTCATCTGGTGGGGGCAGACGCCACCGTTACGCCAACGACCCATGTTGCAGTTCGAGCACAGCAGGCGGTAGTCAGCGGAGTAACCCGACTCGATGATGGCGCGATACACCCCGCTAGACCCTACGGCCCTGTGGTGCTTACGGCCTCCGCCATTGACGTGATCGAACTCTAGGAACATCGGCTCGGATTCTCCACAGCAGGAGCACTTACCGCCATAGTGAGCCAGAATCTTAGCCCGCAGGACAAAGTGCACGTGTTTCTTGGCCGCGTACCGGGCATCATGATTGGCCTTTATCTTTGCTCTGTATGCCTTGTCGGTTCTGTATCTTTCCCTGATTCGAGCCCGCACCTTAGCTCGGTACTTAGGGTCCGCCATTCGCTTGCGGCGGGCAATGTTCCCCAGCTCCAGTACTCGTTTCCAGTTTTCTTCTCTCCACCGCTTCTCATTAGCGTGCTTTCGTTCCCTGGCTAGAGTTGCCTTGTCGATGCGTTTAATCATAGGGTCGGCCTCCTGAGCCGACCCTACGATTATAGCACGAAGCTGGTGGCAGCTACAATGCTCGAATGAAACATTTCTTCATCGCCGCAGCAACGAGCGTCGTAACTGCAGTCGCGAAAGCCTCACCCGCGTAGACGAACCCGGACTTGCCGTCTCCGACCCCCGCATCCTTCAGGTACCACTGAGCCGCCACGCAGACCAGAGGGTTACCGGCGGTCTGCGCCACGGTCGTATCGTTGGTCATGAAGCCCGAAGCGCGGAACCCGTACTGCTGGAAGAGCCCGTAGGCCGAGTCGGCGATATCGCGGTTGGCGAGACCGACGAACAGCCCCAGAGTGGCGGTCGCAGGCTTCGTTACCCGGATGCCGTCTGCTGTACCGGTGTCCCACACCGCCGGGTAGTTGGCGGTGATCGTGGCTCCGGCTACGTTGTAGAACATTGAGAACACCTTCTCGGCGTCCTCACGATTGATTCGCTGGAATAACATGTCGGATCTCCTTTGTCACTGGCGCGGTACTAGACCGCCGTTGAGTTAACGTCCATCAACTGCCAGGATCGGCTGTTGATGGACGCCGTTTCGAAGATTACGAAGCTATCGTTGTGTCGATATCGCCTCCGACGCCATGCTTCCGGCGATTGCTGATACCCACGCCGCCCAGCCACAGGATGTTGGCAACTTTCGCGTCCTGGTTCTCCGGCTTGACGAACGGGGTAGTAGTGAAGTCGGTCTCGCTGTCCACCTGGAGTGACATGAACTTGGTGTTCAGCATATACCAGGTGCCTGAGCCCTCCGCGACGGTCGCTGAACCGGCCGCCACATCGGGAATGATCTCGTCGTAAGTGACCGGCGAGCCGTAGAACATGATGTTGTCGAACGGGATGTCCGCTTTCTGGTACGACGGGTTCTGGTGCTTAGCCGCCAGCGCCGCCTCGTACAGAGCGTAGACATTCTCATCGACTATGTGAAGATCCGGCTTTCCGCCCGGGCCGCGTCCGCAGCGCATCCGCAGCTTGCGGAGGAGCTGGAGAAACCCGGCATAGGTCGTGGCTCCGGTGAACGCCTGGAGCTGGTTCTGCCACCAGGCGGAGGTTGACTGGTTGATGTTACCGATCACCGTGGAGGTGGTCGGGTCATACTTCACCAGGAGCGGGAGAGGGTCGAGGAATAGTGACCCGTTCGTCGGCGAAGAGTAGGCAGTGGTGATCGACGAACCGCCCGCTCCGGTCAGGAACCGCTTGTTGAAGAACTCCTGAATGCCCATCTCGGCCTGCTTGGTCTTGGCTTCGAGCAGGTCAACCATCTTGGCTTCGCCCTTGTTCTTCTTCTCTTCGAATCCCGAGATGGCGATGGGAACCGATGCCTGGCGCCAGTCGAAGAACGCCGAGGTGATCCCGTCCATCGGGGTGACATCGAGGATATCGTACCCGCTGTACGAGTCGGCCTGGCCGAGTTCGTACATCAGTTGAACCTGCATTCGGTCGCCGATGGACCCGATCTTCTTGTAGGTCTCCGGCGACTTCATGAGCATGTACCAGATCGCGCTTGACTTGCTGATGTTGTCCTCGATCGTACGCCTGTAGTTGAACAGCGTAGTCGAGAGCATCGCATCATAGTTCAGAGTTAACGAACTAGGAGGCATTGTCCACCTATAGGAACCGTGACATCAGCAAGACGCGGATCACTCGAATCGTTCTCCCCGTTTGGCTGCTGCTGCGGCTTCCCTGAAGGTCGGCGCCTTTGCGGAGGCAACCGACACGTTTTTACTCGATACCGAGGACCCTTCCTCGGAAGAATTTTGGACAGACTTGGCCATCCGCTTGATGACCTTCTTGGTAGTGTCCCCTTCCGAACCATCCCGCGTGACCAGGTAGTACAGGTTCTCCAGGTAAGTACCTTCGTCCATCCCTTCGCCGGGCGGCATCCGCGCGGAAAGTGTCGTCATAGCCTCCTCGTGGTCCTTCCAGTCCGGGTGTTTCTTACCGAAGGATTCGAGGGCCTGATTCGCTTCCCGCATCGCCGTATCGGCGATCACGTCTCCGAGTTTGGCCTCGGTCGCCTGGATCTGTTCACCGGCTACCATCTTCGCCACTTCACGGATGGCGGGACCCAGCCGGTCTGCTAGGTCCCCGTATTCGGGGCCGAGCGACTTCGCTACTACCGCGTTGATCCGGGTATCGAGACTCTCCGCCACCTCGGCTTCAGTCTTGCCCTTAGTGGCCTTGGTATCCACCAGGTCGAGCCCAAACTGGCGAGCAACGGCCAGTAGGGTATCCCTGGGCGACTCGTCCAGTCCACGAATTAAATCGCGGTAGGGTTCAAGTTCCTTCCGCTCCTTCGATAGTGACTGGAACTTCTTGGTCGCCGCCCGGTTCAACTCCTTGCGTAGTGCTGCCGGATCGTCCTTGAGGGAGTCGAATTTTTCCTGACCGATCAGATCGACTTCATCTTCGGTATCGGTATCCGCAGCCTCGGTCCCTGTTACCTTGGTCTCTTTGACGCCGGAATCACCTGAGTCGGCCTGGCCTTCCGGCTGCTCCTCGACTTCGGTATTCTGTTGGTCGGTTTCTGCCATTGTGATCTCCGATATTAAGTTGTGGTCAAACGTAGCGACGGATTTTCTTCCTGAGTTTGCGCCTCCTGATGTGGCGGGCTACGACGTGCCGTAACCCGCCCTTAGCCCGCCGCTGCTCCGATAGCGCTATCGCGACGGCCTGACGCTGAGACTTGACGACCGGGCCACCCTTGCCCGAATGTATAGTCCCTGCCTTCCACCTGGCCATCTCCGCCTTGATGCTGGTGAACGGCATCACTTCTTACCGCGAAAGGAGCCCTTCTTGCGGAACCCGGCAAGCTGGATGGCAAGCCGGGACCGCTGACCGGTGACCCCTTTGGCTCCCTTATGCGCCCGCGCGAAGGACATCGGGGACTTCCCGGCAGCCTTCGCGGACCGAGTAAGGGCGCCCGGGTGACGAATAGCGCCTGCGATCCAGTTAGCCATAACGAGCCTAGCGCTTCCGTGCTGCGGACGTCGCTGCAGGCGTACCAGCCGTCACCGCCGCCACGATCTTCGCCTTGTTCGCATCCACGGCTGCGTTCGCCGCCGTCATGTTGTCGAGCACGACCTGGAGCGCCGCCGGGTCGTTGGCCGCGATGGCATCAGCGAGCTGCTGGGCGAGCGATGCGTTCTGGGCCGAGATGCCCTCGAGCAGCGCGATGATCGAGTCGTCTACGGTAGATTCGTCAGCGATGTTGGTGACGAGCGCGTCGGCTGCCGCTTTGACTTCCTGGACTGTTGCCATGATCTGTGCTCCCTGCGCCTCAAGGACGCCTAGACGTTGAAGGATCGCTGTCAGGACGCCCCGGACCTCTCCGGAAGCTTCCTCGTGGTGGATGTAGTGGTGGATGTCGATCCGGGTTGCCGAGCCGTGGGCGACCCCCGGATCATCAGGTTTTCCCATCAGTAGTCACCCTTCATTTTCATGCCCGCCATTTTGTGGTGGGCGAGCATGGCGGACATGAGCGCCTTACCGCGCTGCATCTTGGCGTGCTGCCTGAGGACGCCCTTCATGCGGATCTTGTCCGCCATGATTTCGGCCGCCTGCTGAATGGAGCGGTGGTCGGATTCTCCACGATAGTCGTCCTCGGTCTTCATAGGCGACGCCATGATACCTCCATCCATAGTCGGCATTCTACTACTATTGTTGTCTGCGTGTCAAGTTTCGAGACTTACGCATCGCCTCGCACTTATCCCGGCGGGCGGACTCGTCACCCTTCGAGGGGTGGTCGCGGAAGTCTACATGGAGGCCGTTCATCACCCGGCGGCGCTGGTCCCGGCCGGTCACTTCGACTCCCAGGCCCTCATCGAAGTAGGGGTGAAAGGGGGTGTAATCGTGCTTCGGCTGCGGGAACGGGATCAGCTCCAGGGCGGACCCGCACGTCTCGCATTTCTGGTCGTTGCGGAAGTCCACCAGCGAGAACTGCTCCACCGGGCCGCACTTCGGGCAGCGGTAATCGTATAGCGGCATTAGCGGCCCTCACCTGTCACTGTTGCCTTCCAACACTGGATAGAAGCGACATCATCTCGGCTGAGCCCGGGGGACCGGGAGGCGCGGCCCCGTTACCATTACCGCCCTGGATTTGTGAGGCAGCAGCAGCAGATAGCTCACCCGAGGAACCAGGAAGCTTGGCCTTGGCCGCCGTGTCCGCTGCTGCCTGTGCCTGCATCGCCTGAATGGTGGCCTGGGCGACCTTCTGGATCTCGGTTATCTCGTCCTCGGACCGTATGCCGTAGAGGGAGAGGGTCTTGCGGAGAAGGGTCTCGGACTGGGCCAGGATCATCAGGATCTGGGGATTGGTGAGGATCGCCAGGACCTGGTTCCAGGAGTTGCGTTGAACGTCCTCGGTTACCGGTGACATCGAGGCCAGCTCAATGAACACGTCCAGGTCAAGCTTCCCTAGGTCCTCCGCCATGATCTGCTTCCACTCGGCGGTTATCTTAGCCGATTCCTGGCCCTTATTGGCGGAGGCGGGATCGACGTTAGCCGAAATCCAGAACGGTAGCGCCATGTTCTCGCGGATGGTCAGGAGTATGAGCCGCGCGATATCGGCCATCCAGTCGGCAACCTTAGTACGGGCGGAGGTTTCCCTCAACCTGGATCTTACGTCGATAATGGACGCCTGGGTCGCGGTTTCTGACTCAGCCACTCCTCGCTGGTCGCCCCCGATGGCGGAGACCGTCATGAAGTCGTTCTTCGAGGCGTCGAGATGCTGCCACACGTCGGAGGACAGCGGAGCGTCGGGAACGGGGACGGGGGCCTGGGACTGGAGGATCTTGGCGTACACCCCGTCGCCGCCGTCCTCCAGCTTCTGCAGTTCTTGGTCGTCCACGTTCGGATCGACGGTGTAGCGGCGATAGAAGCGGCGACGGTGAGCCCGCTGCATCTCGCGGGTCTCGTTGACCTCATCCTGGGGTCCGAGCCAGGCGTAGACCGGCGGGAACGGGTAGAAGGACTTGAGGATCTCGTGGAACTTGACGACGGCGAAGGGAAGGAAGGAGAACTTACGGCCCTCGATCAGGAACTTGTCGTGCCCATCGGCGATGACGTGGCGGACGCCCTGCCGGATATCCCAGATCTTCCACAGCTTGACCATATCGGCGTGACTACGGGCCTCAAGGTCATCGTCATCGCGCAGCTCCTTGGAGACCACGCCGGTCGGCTTCAATCCGGCGGTATTCGAGTAAGCTTTGTTCGCCTTGATGTCCTCGACGTAGTGCCACTCGTAGTATCCTGCCCAGTCGTTGCGGGCTACCTTGTTGCGGGAGGAAAGGGCGACGCGGAAGGTATCGGCCGGGATGTGCTTGACGAATAGCTGCTCGTGGTTGACTATGCGGTCGCCATGGGTAACAGCGTTTCCCTCGCTGTCCTTGACTACCGTGTCCTCGTTCTCCTTGAGGACCGGTTTCCCGGCATTGGGGTTGTCGGTGTAGTCCGCAGTGTAGCCTACCTCGACGACACCGAAGCGGAAGTGGGCTTCGTGCAGGGCCAGGGTGGTCTCAAGGTGGAAGTCTATGTCGGGGTCATCGATGAACGTCTGGATGGTGTCCTCGGATAGCTGTGCACGCAGCTTGGCATGGGAATCTAGGTCATCGGCGCGGCCCGGGCGGGTCTGGACCCGGACCTGGGGGCGGTAGAAGCTGAGGGCGGGCTTGTTAACTTCGATCGAGGAGAACACAAGGTTGATGACATAGCGCTTTTTGGCTACATCTTCCTGGAGACCCTTCCACTGGCGGCCCAGGTAGTAGTCCTCCAGGCGCTCGGTCTCGAAGCGCTCGGCCCACTTATCGTACAGCTTACAGGAGGAGCGGACGCGCTCGCGCCACGTCTTTACCCGATCCAGCTCGGTAGTGCGGGGCACCTAGGATTCCTCCGAGTGGAATGGTACAAGCAGCTGGTATTCCTGGCTCCACAGCTCCATAATCTCGTCCGCTACCAGCTCATTTATAGAATCCTCAGCCGGGTTGACGTTCTTGGGGCGCTCCCGGCACACGACCAGGTGGGGACACATGGATAGGTAGGAGGAGTCGTCGAAATCCGTTCCGCACGTCCCACAGTGGCGGAACATGGCGTCAAGCAGCAGCAGAGTTGGCCTTCGACTTCGGGGTGCCAGACCTTCCTACTGCCTCCGTAATCGTGTCCTGCTCCGGCTTTGCGGGCTCGAGGATCGACTCGTCGGCGATAATGGCTGGCTCAACCCGGATGAAGCGGCGATTTGGTTCCTTGTTGCACCAGGCGTGGCCAACTTCCTCAGCCTTGGCGTTGGTCGAAGCTACCAGGTATCCGGTCTGAACGCCGACCGAGCCCTGCCG